CGCGCGGTGAACGGCAAGAGATGGCGCCTTGGTCTCACCGTGAATCTTGACGATCCCCTTGTCATCGCCGTGCGCCGTATGAAGCGCGAACTAAGCCGCGACAGTGAGGTTGATCGTGATGATCAGCCTCACTAGTATCCGAAGGCGAGGAAGCACGATTTTGACCATCGTGGCCTCCTTCCTCTGAACGCCGGTCAGGACCGCCCTGGCCGGCGTTGCCTTTTTAGGTGACCTTTCAGAACAAAGAAACGGCCCGCGCCAGAGGATGAGAACTGGTGCAGGCCGAAGGTTTGGGTCTGTCGCGTTTTAGCATTTGTTGACTAAAGGGCGCAACAAGAGCAACAAATTACCCCCAGCCCTTGGGGGAGCGTGCCTGCCGATGCCACCAGATGAGGTTGTCGAGACGACCTTAGAGTCACCGGCACCGGTAGATACGGGCACGGCCAGTCCGGACACGACTGTCCAGACCCCCACTGACGCGACCACCACGACCACGACGCCTTCTGGCGATGAACCCACGGATATGTTGTCAGCCGTCCGTGCGGTGCTGAAGCCTAAGACTGCTGAGACATCACCGGCAGCGGGCAGTAGCGCGAGCGAGCCAGACGCTCAGACAGGAGACCAGCCGACGGCCGGTGACGACACCGGCGGAACGCCGACCACGACATCATCCACCGCACCGCCTCCTGATCTCACCGAGGCGGATTTTGCCGATGTGGAGAAGCCCTCCGTCAAGAAGCGCATCGAGACACTGATCGCGCAACGGGGTGCCGCTCGCGCTGAACTCGATAGCCTGCGTGATCCGGCCACCAACTGGGCTTCCCACGTCGATTTCCTTCAGCAGAACGGCATCACACCGCAGCAGGCGCAAGACCTTTACGGGGTCGGCGCGTTGCTCGCGCGGGGTGATTTCGTCAACTTCCTCGCGGTTGTCGAACCCTACGTTCAGGCAGCTCGCGCGGCGGTTGGCGCCGTGTTGCCACCGGATTTGCAGCGGCGGGTCGATGAGGGCGCACTGGCGCAGGAGGATGCGGACGAGTTGTCCCGCACCCGTGCGGCAGCCGCACACGCTCAACGCCTGGCTAACATGAGCGAGGTGCAGCGCACCGCCAGCGCGGACATGACACGTGCGACAAGCGTGCGGGACGCGATGACGCAGTGGGAGGCCGGGGTATCGGCCCGCGACCCTGACTACGCGCGCAAGCGCGACGCCGTGACGACCTACGCGACTGCCATTGCGGCACAACGCGGATTGCCTCCCGATCCGCACACTGCCGTGGTCTGGGCGAATGAAGCTCTGGCCGAGGTGAACCGTCTGTTCGCCTCGGCCCGTCCGCCACCCCAGGCAACGCCGTCGCGCCCGTCCTCCGTCGCCCCCGCAACCAAGGCCCAGCCGGAGCCGAGGTCGCTGCGTGAGGCAGTCCATCTCGCATTGCAAAGGACCGGGGCCGCGTGATGACAGGAGGGCCTTGTGGCCTTCACAACCCAGGAAATCGACAATATCGCTGTTGCCGCCCTCGATTGGTATTTCAACAAGGGCGACAAGTTCCCGCAGACCATCCAGGCCAAACCGATGCTGGATGCGTTCCTCTCGGCCGCCAAGCAGTTCCCCGGCGGCAAGGGGAACATCTCGCTTGCCGTGAAGGGTGACTACGGTGCCGGCGGTGTCAACGACACGCTGAAGGGTTACACGCACGATGACACCGTGACCTTCTACACGCCGGCCAACCTGAAGCGTGCCGCCTATGCCTGGCGCGAGATGCATATCGGTCTCACGCTGACCCACACTGAACTGAAGATCGACGGGATCAGCGTCACCGACACGCCGGGCAATGGCACGTCCATGTCCAACCACACGGCGCGTGAGGAGACCGTGCTGGTCGGTCTTCTGGAAGACAAGCTGGAGGATCTCGGCGAGCAGTATGCCCGCACGCTTGACCGGCTGATCCACGGCGACGGCACCACCGACGCCAAGGCGCTCGCCGGCATCATGGCGCTGCTCTCGGCCAACCCGGTCACCGGGACGGTCGGCGGCCTCGATCGCGCGACCTACACGTGGTGGCGCAACCGGGCGCGCACAGCGGCGGCGGGTGCGGCCGGCGGTCTGGGTGCGGTCACATCAGACACGGCCAACGGCGGGGCGCTCTTGCAGGTGATCCAGCAGGACTACCTGCAACTGACCCGCTACGGCGGCAAGCCGACCAAGCTGTTCTGCGGGTCCGCCTTCCTCGATGCGCTGCAACGGGAGCGCCGTGCCAACGGGCTCTATTCCGTCACCGGTGCGTCGGGCAATCAGGACATGAGCGTCGGCACGATGAACATCGTCGGCGGGCTGACACCGGTTTACGACCCGACGCTGGACGATCTCGCCCTGCCGAAGCGCGGCATCATCATCGATATGAACGCGATCTTCCTGGAGAAGATGGACGGCGAGTGGATGCACATGTTCACGCCTGCCCGCCCGCACGACAAGTTCACGCTGTGGAAGTCCATCACCTCGACGGGGCAGATGTGCGCCAACCGGCTGAACTCCTCGGAGATCATCGACATCGCTTAACCCGGAGACTCCACCATGCAGTTGCTGAGTTGCTACATCTCGATCGCCGGTGACGACGACCAGATTGTCGTGCGCGAGCACGACAGCGCGGTCACCTTCCCGGAGATGTTGATCCTCAAGGCGCTGCATGGTGGCGAGAGCGTGCGCAACATCAAGGACGCCGGCGAGGTCGAGCGCGACAGCGATGAGGAACGCCAGCGCCTCATCGCGCTCTACGGTTACGAGATCGTCAAGCAGGTGTTCCCCGGTGAGCATACGGCGTTGCCCGAGCACGACGCGCGCATGAAGCGCGAACGCGCGAAGGAGAAAGAGGCTGAGACACCCGACGTGCTGCGTGCCGAGGAGCCTGGGACATCTGAGACAGAGGAAGTCGCGAAGCCGGCGGCAGGGTCAGCCAGGAGAAAATAACCATGTCCTTCAAGTCCAAGGCTCAGTCCCGCTACATGCACGGCATCGCGTCGGGTGACATCAAGACGGGCAAGGACACGCCCTCGCGCGCGGTCGCAAAGGAATACGTCGCCGCCGGCAAGGGCAAGAGCCAGGCCAGACTGCCCGAGCGCAAGAGTTCCAAGTGATCGGGGTCTCGCTCAGCGACCTCGTGCGCGGCGTGCGCGCGGAAAGCGGCAAGAGCCTGAACACGGCTCTGGGCGTCGCTGAGCGTGATGCGCTGGTCTATCAGATCCAGTGCAAGCAGGAGTGGCTCTACTACGAATACGACTGGCCGTTCCTGATCGACCAGGAGCCGGTGCCGTTCGTCGCCGGCACGCGCTTCGTGCCGTTCCCCACGACGATCTCCTATGACTTCGTGAACGAGGTCTGGTGCAGCACGGACAACGTCACGTCGTTCACGCCGGTGACCTACGGTATCGGCCCGGTGCAGTATAATCAGTCAGGCGTCGGCAACACGTCCTGGCCGGTCTGCCGCTGGACCATCACCACCGCCAACCAGATCGAGGTCTGGCCGGTGCCGAATCAAGCTGGTTTCCTGCGGGTGGTCGGGCGGCGCGCGCTGGGTCCGTTGGTGGACAACGCGGATGTCTCAACCTTGGACGGCACGCTGATCGTGCTGTTCGTCGCCGCCGACGTGCTGGCGCGACAGAAGGCCGAGGACGCCAAGCTGAAGCTCGCCGCCGCGCAGCGCCATCTGCGCAACCTGCAACGTCGGCAGAACGCCAACAAGCAGAACCCGATCGTGCTGGGCGGCGGGGCGCCGAACCTCAACGCGGGCATGTCGGTCAATCGCAACCTGCTTTGGGCGCCGGGTGCCTGATGCCCTACATGGTGATCGAGGACTTCGCGCTGGGCATGGACCTGCGCAAGAGCGCGGTCACCGCATCGGGCAAATCCCTGCGTCTGCTGCGTAATGCCTACGTGAATGCCGGCGGGGAGATCGAGAAGCGGCGTGGCTTTCCGCTCGTGGTGCCGGCGGGAAATCTCGCGGGCACCTATGGGCTGGGCTCCTTGGGCACCTCGCCTTGGGTGTTCGGCGCGGGTGCGCGGCCGGCGGGACTGAGCGCCTTCATCGGTTACGTGCAACTGGTCGGCGCATCGATCGCGCGGGTGGTCGATGTCGATGTGTTCGACAATCAGTTCTACGTCGTGGTGCAGCAGCCTGACGGCAACTTCGCGCACTATTATAACGGTGCGCATGTCGCGGATGCGCCCAATGCCGGGCAGGCGATGGCCCACCGATCGAAGATGTATGCCATCCGCGACAACATCGTTTACTTCAGCGCGCTGAACAATCCGGCCGCCTGGACTCCTGGGACCACCAATATCGGCGCTGGTTACATCCAGTTGGACGGCCAGGACGAAGGCGCGATCACACTGATCGGTCTCGCCCCCTACTACGATCAGTTGGCGCTGTTCGGCCGCAACTCGATCCAGCTTTGGGCTATGGACCCGGACCCGGCGCAGAACCAGCTTGTCTCGACCCTGGGCGGCACCGGGCTGGTCGCGCCCAAGGCGCTGTCCCGCTACGCCACCGGCGACGTGCTCTATCTGCATGACAGCGGCGTGCGATCCCTCAAGGCGCGTGACGCCTCCAACGCTGCGATGGTCTCCGACGTTGGTTCGCCGATCGATGACGAGCTGCGGGCGCTCATCTCTGCCGCCCGCCGGTGCCGGATAGCTTGATCTGGGCCACCGGCACCAACGAGCCGACCACCGGGCAGTTCTGGCTGGTCATCAATAACGCGATCTACATCCTCTCGATCGCCGCCAGCAGCCATGTCTCCGCGTGGTCGCGCTTCGACCTGCCGTTCACCGCGCAGTATGCGGTCGAGGTGCTGGAAAGCATGATGCTGCGCGCGGGCGATGATCTTTACGCCTACGGCACCGGGTATTGGGAGACCTACGACAGCGCCCAGGCGGAGGTCACGACGCCGATGATCGCCGGTGCCGAGCCCGCCACCAGCAAGCAGTTCTTCGGCCTGGACGCCGCGCTGGAAGGCACGTGGCAGGTCGAGGTCGGCACCGACCCGGCGCAGCCGGATCTGCGCGAACTGGTCGCCACCGTCACCGGGCCAACCTTCGGGCTGCAAAATCTCGGGCTTCAGAATGAGGGCACGCACATCACGGCGCGTCTGGTCTGCTCTGACGCGGCGCGTGCGCGCATCGGCAATGTGATCTTTCACTACAACAAAGGCTCGACCGATTGATGGACCCAACCGAAGCCGCGCGGCGACAGACGATCTACGAGGCCCGGCGCCGCGACCATACCGACGCATGGCGGGAGTGCGAACATGGCACCAGCACGGATACCGTGGACCGACGAACAGCGGGCGAAGCTGCGAACGGCATGGTGCAACCCGAGCCTGTCATTGCGCGCGGTGGCTGACGCGGTCGGCTATAACCT